TTCCGAGGCCGTTAGTTGAGCTTTCCGGGCGGACCATTGACCCGGTTTTCCTCCCTTACTGCCTGCCTGAATCTTCTTCTTGATACGTTCACGTAAGGCTGGCTTCGTATATTTGCTGTCGTCTTGTGCCATTAGATTGCTCCATACTGTCTGGGTTGGAACCCTGGATCGTTTCTAAAATAAGGCATAGGAGTTACATTTGGATCCACTGCTTGTGGCATTGCTCCTATAAATGGATAAGGAGACATTGCAGGCCCATGTCCATAATTTTCATTTCTTATTAAAGGTGTATAAGTACCTGGACTCATCTCATTCCTAAATGAATAATTTACGTTCGGGTTATCTTCAGGAAGTGTTTCAAGAAAAGTTCTTGCATTTCTTTTACCGGACATCATATCTACTGCGCCATATGCGCTTGGCATAGAAGACCTTTCTTTAATAAAATTGTCTAGGAAAGAAAGCGGATTCATTTGCTCACGAAAGATAAGCAATATAAGGATTGTAACCAGGCATATTAGGATCGACTGCACCTCTTAAAAACTGACCTGCTCCCATTGTTGCAGCATTAAATGCAGCAGTAGGTCGTTCCCGTTGAGCCAATCCTTGCAACGGAAGACGGCCAGGATAAGGACTAGCAATCATTGCCATGTTCCCTGGTGCGCCAGGCACATTTTCGATTCCACTAAGATACATGTCTTGCCGTCAGTTAAATTTATTCTACAGGTACGTATCCTTCTGGGTCATTAACTTTAGATAGGATAACTGTAGAACCTTTAACGCGCCAATCCAAGATATCGCCTTCTCTCCAGCCAAGTTCTTCGCAGAGTTCGGGGGAAAACTCAAGTAAGAAATCGCCGTCGGGGGTTTCAATTACTTCTAAAATGTCGGACATTTTCATCTGCTCAATAGTTTTTCTACAAGCTTGTCCAGCTTAGCGTTAATTTCATAAAACTCCTCATTCATTCGTTGCATTTCACGAATGTAGTCTTGTTTCAAAACGTACTCAAGGGGTAAACGATCGATTCGATCTTCTAAAGCTCTCATTCTTCCAAAAACTTTACCGATAAACCAACCACTTCCTGAGATAGCTGCAATAGCAACTGCAATGATTTGTTCCATGAATTTAAATCCCCTGTGTCTATTCTAATAGTCCACTTGTAAAGAACCGCGCCTTGCTAATCCATTAATAAGCCAGACCAGAGCATCAACACAATCATCGTGGCTAGATACGCCGAAATTAGTAAGCTCCTCAAACATCGCCGTGAAATTACGATAGCGGTTGAAGATAACTTTTCGCTCTTCAAATAATCCTATCACTCCCCTAAACCTAGCTAACTTGTCGGAGCGGAACCCTTTGACCGGATGCCACACCATGTTCCAGAGAGATTCTTGGTTTAAACAGACTCGTTTGAAGTCAGCTTCTAATGACGCCTGGTACTGCACTGCTTCACTCCAGATATCACAACTGGACATCGTTGGATAGTACAAACCCTTCTCATCCTGCTGCAGGATGTTCCAGTCAGCCAACAGTTCTTTTAGAGCATCGAGTTTTTCTAAATTTCCCATTACACGAATACGACGATAATCAATAATATGAATTCGATCATCAATACGTCCACCCAAAACCATAACGGTGTAATCGTTCTTTTCTTTAATTCCAGCGGATAAATCGATTCCCACTCCAAGCGTATCAAACTCTGTAGCGATCTCTGCTTTAACAATCAGTTCTGGAGCTAGGGACAACTCATGTTGTCGAATAATCTGATTCATGTACTGAAAAGAAAAAGCAATGGGTGCTTGTCGTTTCTTTTCAAGTAGGTAGTCAAGGGACCAAAACTCTGGCCAGTAAGATACCATCTCACCTGTTTCAGGATCGTTGTGGATCGCGGACAACACAACTTGATTCCAGTTATTGTTTTCGTTAAATGTCGTGGCATGAATGTCATCATGACGGAAACGGGTTCCAAGACAAATGGCCCTTCCTCCTTCAAACATCGTTGGTGCAATAACTGCATTCCAGTTATCTTCCATCTGCTTACGGATGTCTGGGTTGCCGATATCAGAGGAGGACTTGATGGCGTCATCAATCATCACAAGGTGCGAACGTTTTGACGTAACGGAACCTTTCAGACCAGCCGCACACAACGTAAATTGTTCCTCACCCGTAGTATCAATCCCTGCAAACTTATGGTCAATCGACCAGTATTCGTTAGACGTGACATTCTTCAACAGTTTTACTTTTGGAAAGACCTGTTGATATCTTTTACTTTCAATGATTCGTTTAATGGTCGCTGATTTAGAACGAGCGATATCAACGGTGTAAGAAAGATAGAGAATCTGTAAAGGCTTACCTGCTGTTGTATGGACGCCAATAGCCCAAGCGGTTAACAAACCTAAGATGGTGGACTTAGCAGACCCCCGTGGTGCCAAGAGGTCAACGTTAGGGCCTGCAATTTTTAATAAACAGCTACTGTCTTCATTGGTAATGAAGTTACGATGCCATTCAAGATGATGTTTGGCCGGAGGTTTATCAGCTACATACTCACAGAAGTATGCAAAATCTTCCTGCGCCTTTTTATACTTCTCTAGTTCCTTGCTTTCTTTTACAACTTGACGTGCAGCAGCAGCTCTAGCATTACGTCGATAAGCAAGATAACTATGAGAAGGCATCTGAAGAAAGCTATATTCTTTAGATTACCAAAGAATTAAGAATCTTTCTTTTTTTGATCTTTAAACTTCTTAGCGGCTCTTGCAGCTTCTAAGCCTTTCTTAGCAGACTTTTCAGCTTTATCACCTTTTTCTTCGGGTTCGTCTTTTCCTTTATTCTTCTTCTTGAAGTGCTCAAGAAGTTCAGGGGGCATTTTTTTCTTAGACATTGTTAATAAAAGCAGCGTATCTGCCAGCCAAGGGCATCATTTCATTGCCACGGATATTGGCAGTAAAAGCATCAACCTCATTACCAGCCTGATAAGCAGCATCAGGTGTTAAGGGTTGAATGTCTTGATTACCTGTCTGTCCACCGAAATTCATTCGGTTCATCATAAGAAGAGGATTTTGAGATGGCGTAAACATCACTCACCTCTCCTGGCTTTTCTACGGGCAGGACGACGGACATCACGATTACTACGTCCTGGCCCCATGTCCATTCCGCGCTCTGGCATCATGCCGTTACCCATTACTTCGGCATCACCCAGCATTCCCGCACTATTTGCAGCGGTGTTCTGCACGACTGCATTTTCCATACGACCCCTAATCTGAGGATCCCTGAGAGCAGGTCCAAGCATTCCCTCGCGGGCCTCACCGGCTGCAGCCATCTCTTGATATAACGGGGCAGAGTTCATATATTGATCTCGCCCAGCCATGCCTTCAACGCGAGCGCCGCCAGCCTCTTGGCGCTCCATTACAGCATTCTGAAACCTGTTATAAACGTTGGGAGTGATCTGACTTGCACTCCCACGCTGGATTTGTCCGCCGGCTCCCATACTTTTAATTATTCGATACAACCATAATAACCGGACTATTCCTCTAACTGCATCCTGGCCCATACAGCCATAGATGCTTCTTCCAAAGGAATAGCAATAGGATCGTCTTTGAAAATTTGAGCCAACTCACGTAGAGCCCTGTCTGCACCAGACATTAGCAAACCTTTCCGGTCACGATTGTTGGTAAATACTTCGACCTGAGCGATGTTGCCACGTAATTCACGCTGCATTTGTGCGTTACGTGCTACGCCAACATCACGTTTTACCAGGCCATTTTCAACGTCTTCACGAAGTTTCCTGATGTCTTCACTCATCTCTTGAATCTGATACAAGAGAGTCTTGACGTGGTCAGGTTTATCAAAGAGCTCTTCGACCCAGAGCAAACAATCTGTAATCGAGCCAGCGTAGCCAAGGAACCTGGCGTAGATATAGATCTCAATTACAGAATATTTATCTGCTGCAAAAGATAAAAATGTTTCTTTTGTCGAAGAGTCTAAGTTGTCAACAAAGAACTCAAAGACATTAGTACCGATAAGCTTGTCTTGCTTGTCGGTTGTCTCTAGCTTCTTGCGTTCTTTCGGTTTGACGCTGCTCTGTGGCACCTTTTTCGATTGTCCGACGCTCTTGTTCACCAGCATCCTCCAGTTTCTTCTTAGAAAATTCGTACGCTACACCAGCAGCGTCTCTATACTTATCTAGATCAAACCAATCGTCAAGATCGGTTTGTCCTGCAGGAACTGAACTGGACATGAGACAAGAAAGAGGTTAAATCAGAAGTTGCCCATCATGCCAGCGAGACCCTGCGCGAAGATATCGCGGCGGCCTTCAACTGCCTTCTGACGAACCTGGCGGCCTTTGGAAGCTTCCAAACGCTGAAGTAACTGGTTAAAGTTCTCAACGTTGAAATAGTTTTCAGTATTAGACATTTCGATCAAGATTTGTTAGATCTGAAAATATTATAGCAATCCTTATCTAAACCCTGTCAAGTCGCAAAGAAGTTGGAAATGGCAGATTGTGCGATTCCAAACTCGCCAGAGATTCGCTTCTGACGCTCTGCAGACTCGTTCTTCATCTTGGTCAGTTCTTTGTCAATATTACCTTGTAAGTTGGTCAGACCAGCGTTATACATAAAGGAACGAGCCTGACGGATGCTCTGCTGGTATTCTTCCAGCTCTGCAGGGTCTCCCGTAAAAGATCCAAACGTAGGCATCATAATGCCTGTATCTACATCCAGAGCGCCCTCATAAGCGGGCATGAACTCTGTTGAAAAGTCAAAGGTACGCTTACCTGTTAAATTACCCTCTTCATCACGTTCCTGCTCTCCAAAATAACTATCGTAGTAGTTATCTAAATAGTTATCATTGTATTTCTTTTGGTACTCCTGACTGTCTAAGATGTCAGTTTTTAAAGCATCGTAGGTATAATTCTCGATGCCACCGGTCAAGTTGGCGGTCGCAAGCTCCAGTTCTTCAGGTGTTGGTGCGCGTCCCAGGAGAGTTTGATATGCCCGGTTGGCACTGTTAATAGCCCGCGAACCTGAAAGATCTGTGGCCGTGGTACTTAATCCTGTAAATAAATCGCTAGGACGCTCATTGATTCCAGCTTCAGCTATGTACCCCTGTAAGTTGCCAGTAGCAGTGTTTTCATCAATTACGCCCCTCTCTAATTGGCTCAGCAGCGTTTCGTAGTACGGATTCAGTCCTTCTGTGTAAGAGTCCAGCTTAGCTGCATCAGCAAGGGCTTGTGCTGCTACCTCTTCGTCCGCCCTTAGTTGACTACTTTCTTTAGCTATATTATCGAGTTCAATCGAACGCCTTTCTTCAGGAGTTAATTCCCTTTCCTTGTAAACACTTTTGTAACTGCCGCCACCACTAGTCATGATAGTACCTCCTTATGCCCTACGAATAGGGCCGAACATTCCTTCCATAACAGCAGTACGCTCCGCAATAGCACGTTGAATCGCTAGTTCATTATCGAACCGTGCTTTCTCTTTTGCGTCTGGAGAGTTTGCCAATGCTTGGTTAAAGATCTTTTCTTTATTAGCCAAGTTTAAACGACGTTCGCCAAACAGACCAGTGTCAAGCATTGTTGCTTCTTTCTGACGTGCAAAGTCAAGATCTGCACCCCAGCCATACATTGCCTGGCGATTCCTTTCATTTTCTTGCTGCTGAATACGAGCAGCTTCTTTCATCGCGTCCCTGTTCAGAGCAGCATTTCTATCTGCTGCAGCCATCTGCTGCATCGCAAGCCTATTTGCGGAATTAGCTTGTGACATCCCGCTGAGCGCTGAGACGCCTGTGCTAACGGCAAATAAACCTAAACTGACTGGATCAAACATAGAAGCTGCTCCTGCTGCTGCTCCGCCTCCTCCTCCTGCTGAAAATAGACTTCCTGCTGCGTCGAATGTACTTGGCCCTGAAGAAAACCCACCAAAGCCAAAAGAGGGAAACGAGCCGGGAGATAAATAAGAAGCAGGAGAAGAAATGCCGGACATCTTTTTATTTTACTTGAAGTATTGTCTCGAAACGTTTGGACTTAATTGGATAGCGCCTGGGACCATATTAGGCATTCGTGCAATACCTGCGTCCATGATCTGGGCATACTTGCCTGCTCCAGCAAGCTCCATGAGAGCCGGTTTAAAGAAGGCGTCCCCCAATTGCCTTGGAATATCAAAAGCAAACTTGTATGGAGCGGCCTGCGCCATCCGTTCTTTTTCAAAAGCCAGATTCATTCGAAGCTTTTCTTCAAGCCTCTTCGGATCTCTTTCACTTTCAAGAAAGTCAATCAGATATTGCATGTCAGACTTATTCACCGGCCCTTCGGTTTCAATAGTATTCGGCATCTTTCTAAAAAGAAAGTCTTCAAACTCAGTAGTAGGAGCTTGGTAGCCGGTAGAAAAATCTACGGGTGTATCAGTGAAATAATTAAATCCTTGAGGGAGCATTGTCCTGCCCTCCTCAGTAACTTACGTTAACGTTAGGGTTAAAGGCGCTAGCCGCGTAAGGATTCTGATTCTGCAGCATGGAATTCAGCATGTTCGTTGACTGCTGTTGAGCACCACCGGCAAGCTGTGCGGTGTACTTCTGCTGATTCAGACCACCTGTGATTTGACCCATCTGCTGGTTGAGCTGCATTTGACGCTGCATGGCCATCTCAGCGTTCTGGTTCATGATGGGGCTTAAGCCAGCGTAAGTACCGATACCTGTTTGCTGGATCATTTTTAACTGTTGCTCCATGGCCTTCATCTGCTCTGGAGAGTAATCCCCAGGGCGACCGCCGAAAAGCCCAGACTTACCTTCTTCACGGCGCTGGCTCTGAATACCCTTTGCACCTTGGTTTACTGCCACACCGGTACCAGCAAGTAAAGCTCCGAGCATTACATTCTGGAAGAGATTTGTAGGTCCGCCAATCATTTTTTAACTCTTGTACGTGTTTTAATTTTATAACGCCTAAGCTCAAACATTGAACTGAGGCATTACATATTGAGGCGTACTACGAATTAAATCAGCTGCAGTAGCGAAGCTTTGATTACCCATTGCCATCATGTCATTCCTTGCCATTCGCTCAGCATCATACTGATTAGTTGCAGCTGTCATAAGCGATGCCTGTCCAGCCAATAAAGCTGCTTGCTGATCAGGAGAAATTGTTTGAGCTGGAACAGAAGGGCGAGACACTGCAGCGTTTGCCATAGCGCCAATGCCTAGCTGACCAGCTAAACGTACGTAATCATTGTTGGCTGCATCACGAATACGCGGATCAACCTTCTTATTTGCACTGATTGAATTAAGACCCATGTCTAATCCAAAGTTGCCGACAGCATTTAATCCGGCAGCCTGAACACCCTTACCTAAATCACCAGTCGCCACAGTTGTACCAAGGCCCTGAATACCTGCTTCCATCAGGGCTTGTTTCATCCGTGGATCACGTGCAGTCATTACTGCTCGCGTTGCAACATCCCGTGCAGTTTGTTCTGCAGCTTTGCCACCAACCTTGCCTGCCACAGTAGCGGCTTTGGCTCCTCCCTTAGCAATCAAGGAAGGAATCATGGAAGCATATTTACCAGCTAGTGTTACGGCTGCTCCTATCACGGTATTCTATCTTTTTACTAATTCTAAACGGTCTTAACTTCTGGATCTTCCTTTTCTTCTTCGACAACTTTTTCACCATCACGTTCTTCTTTTTTCTCTTTCTTCTTACTAGGTTTTCCTTCACTAAGAAGTTGTGCCACCGATTTATCTCCTTCCATTTCTTTCTCAGCAATGCGCTCACCTTCTCGCATGATGTAACCCTTAGGATCAGGGTTAGCCATACTTGGCATTGGATTGTCTGCACGTTCACCGGCAGGAATCGTTGGGCTTAAATCATAAGCTTCCATCCAAATCGGATCAAAATCAGGCTGTTCCTGAGGACGTACTCTTGTACGCCCACGGCCTTCTATAAAGTCATAGTCTGTATTTCGATTAAATCTGCCTAAACCTTTAAAAACTTCAAAGTTTTGTGTAGGTCCAAATTCAACAGTCTCTTGTCTTTCATTATCAACATGACCTAATCCAGGGTTATACGACACCTTGCGCGTTTTCATTCGACGCGTCAAGTCATTCTTATCAAACCGTGATGGGTTCCAAGGATATTCACCTGTTGTTGGCTTGGATCGGAACAGGTCATGGAAGTCCAGCTTTTTAATCTGCTGACCAGCCTCGTTAAACGGATTACTGATATACCGTCCCAGATTTAAGCGGTGATCTCTAGGCATTGTTAAGAACTCTTCTTTTTCTTAGGTACACAATTAGGAACTTTCTTGCCAGTCTTCTTGGAGGTCTTCATTCCTTCCTGTTTGTATCCTTTCCAACAAGGATCACTCTTTTTCTTTGCTGGCATTAGCTTTCTTCCTTTTGTTTAATCTTACAAGAGTTTCACGGAGCTGTGCTTGTTTCCGTGTCTTCTCATCGTATTTATCAGGGTTGGCTTCTACATTAGCCTGAAGCTGTGCAGTAGTAATCCCTTTCTTCTTTGCTTTCGCTGTGAACGCACCAGGGCGCTTGATTGCGTCCTGGATAAAGTTCTTTTTCTTTTTAGCGGGTTTCTTTTTTTCAGCCATTGCTCATCTGCTCCTTAATTGAGGCTAAGAAATCTTGTGCCTCTTGTCTAGCATCAGGACGGCCGCTGGTTTGGATCCGGCGTAGTTTTTCAGCGACATCCATGGGTTTCATGGACTGCTGAGGAGTTTCGACTTCTTCAATAATAGTCGTCTTTTTAACTACCGGTGTTTCAGGTACTGCAACAGTCTTTGAAGGTTCAGGGACAGATCGCTTGTCTGGCACCAGGAAGTCAGACTTCACGTAGTCAGGAACGCGGTCTGCTGTAGGCACAACCGTCTGATTCTTCATTTCCATAAGCTGACGCTGCGTCTCAGCTTGTGCTTCACCCAGGCGACCCAGGGCTTCGCGCATGAAGTCTTCTTTCTGTGCTTCGGCTTTCATCTGAGGTACCTCCGGTCCTTGTTCATCAAGCGTGTTAAGTGCATCGGCTGCCTGTTCCTGAACAAAAGGCTCACGTGACTGCTGCTGGTTAAAAGCAGTCTCACCTTTCAACTGATCAGAAAGAAGTTCGCCTGTATTACGCGGCTCAACAGCACCACGGACTTCATTATAATCGGCAAGGAAAGAACCTATATTCCTTTCGCCTGTTTTAGGGTCGGCGGGAATGTTTGCGTAGAACTCACCTAAGGATTGTGTGGTGCGCTTTTCACGTTCTGCAGAACTTTCACGACGACCAGTAGGATCTCCAAACTCTTCTGCAAAACTACTGGCAGGTTCACGGCGCAACAGGGGGTTCGTGCTTACTGTTACGGTTTCAATAACAGGCTGTCCTGAGGATGAAGGCTTCAGTTCTTGAATATCTGACTTCTTATCGTAAAGATAGTCAAATCCTGCTTGCATTCCCTGTGCTTTGTAGTCAATCTCCGTAGTTTTTGGATATTGAGCAGCTTCTCGTTGTAAACCGGCCAATCGTTGGGCCATGTCGTCATCAACCTGCTTATTCAGGTCGCGCATGACGCCAGGCATCCGTTCACTGCGGGCAAGCTTCGTATCTTCCTCCGCTTGACGCATACGATTGATCAAACTGTCCTGATTACCGGTTACAGGCGTAGGAGATTGCCCCATTCCCTGTTGGAACAGGGATTTTTGGACATAATCCTCGGCTCCACGGCGTTGCAGCTCTTGTTCAGAGGCTTGCGTGTAAGCATTGTCAGCAGGACCGGCTGGCTGTGGCCCACCGAGGTCTTGCTTCTGTGTATTAACACCACCGCCGCCTTCCAATAAACCCGCCACAGCCTGTACGGTATTAGCTGTTGCGTCTACTTTTTCTGCAGTAGAAGCTGCCGGATTCCTTAAAGACCCAAACATCTGCGCTGCCGAGACTAAAGGGACCGCAGTGTTAACGACAGCACGTGTTACATCCCTAAAACGATCACCAAAATCCTTTTCTTCATCTCTTTTGCGCTGTTGAGGCTCAAATTGATCCAGGATTGCGTTTGTTGTCACTCCAGCGGCCTGTGCAACTAGGATGTTACGCAATGAGTTACGCGCTTGTAAATCTGAGGGGTCTACATTCCCTTCTTTATCAGTTTTAGGAGCCCTGGTCGCGTACATTGTCGCTTCCATCGGGAATTGGTAATTCCTCATTGCTTATGCATACTCTTTTTTATATTTTAATCGACTAAACTGTATATATTAAAGGATAAACTGTAATGGACCAAGAAACTCGTATGCAACGCATACAAGCTTTAGAAGCAATTAAAGCTAATGCTGAAAAAATGGTGAGTGAAGGAGCGGATGCACTGCAAGTTCGTGACTTTATTGATGAAGGAAAGACTCGCCTTGCGTACGAATTGCCTGATCTAGATGCAGCAGAGAAAGCATTCGGAGCAGTTGCGCGATACAAAGCTTCGCGTGAGGGCTAATTTAGGAAAAATATAATTTTTTTACATTTTAAATTGTTCCGATGGTCCGATAGGGGTCATCTTTTTTTATTTATGGGTATTTTTTGCATCAACGGCCCTTATAGGTCCGAAAAGGGAATTTGAAATTCCTGACGGGTCTCGCCGGGGTTACATTTTGTGAATTCCGTGAGGAAAAAAAAAGGAAGCGGGGGGTTATATGTGGAGAACCTTGTGGAAACTGTGGAATGTCAGGGAATCAACACCTGCCGGGGCTGTGGAAAACGTGGATTTTTGTGGAAAACACCCCGATATTGCTTATTGCGACCGATTATCAATAGCTGAGATCCCTTGCGCGGCAACGGATTTGGGAGATTTCCACAGGGTGGGGTGGCAGATAGAACGGTGCCTGTAGATTTGCTTGTGGATTCTGTGGAAAAGCCTCGTGCTCTATAGTTAATGCGTTGGCCGGTCTCGGATCGGTTGACAGCCAGCCAGGGCTCAGTGCTATGGTTGATGCATCGGCAAAGCGATCACGTTTCGCCGGTCAGTTGACGGACTCCCGCCAGCTGCTACGATTGAACGGAAGCGAGGCACTCGGCACCATCACTGCTGATGCGCTAAGCTTTCCAGGGGAGCGACACCACAGCTCCCAAGATCACTGACATAGCTTGCAGCTTCTTAGTAAGAGTGACGCGGCTGAGCGCGGTTTGAACGACTGCTCAGTATCTAACGCCGGCACTTGAACGGAAGCGCGATCCATCCCTTCGGATGCTAGTAGACAGACAGCGGATCGGCTGAACTCCGACTAAGGCCCCGCTGCGCTCTGTTCCAAGCCCGGTTAACCGCTTCACCCTGCGTGGTGAGGTAAGGCAGCCCCGGCGACAGAGTCTTGCCCGAGAAGCCCTGGATCGCTTTATGGA